GGAAGTATGTTAGCTAAGTTAGCAAACAATGCCAATGCAGGAATCAATAAGAGTAGTGACATTACTAAAGAAGCAACACAAGTTCTTGCAATAACAATGGATTTACAAGCTCAAGGGCATGATCAAGAATACATTGATGCTCAAATTGAGTTNTTAAAGTCCTCTGAAAAATTAGCTTTAATTAGTAAGAAATCTTATGATAAGATTATTGCTAANCAAGANTCAGAAGCTTCAGAAGATGTAATAAGAGTAACTGCAGAAAGAGAAGAAAGAAAGAAATCTGCAAGNTTATACAAGAACAATATTACTGCTCANATAGGAGCATTAGAAGAAATTGGAGGTTTACCTGTTTCAAAAGCAGACAAAATATCACTTCCTACTTATATTTCAGATCCAAGTGTAGAATTACAGGATGGAAGATTGGTAAGTGAATTTCAAGCAGACCTATTTAAGGTTATGGCAGATAAAGATAAAGTTACATTATTGGCTAAATTGATAAAATCAGATTTTGATTTTAGTGCTATCACAAGGAAAACACAAACAACAGCTTCAAGAGAAATCAGACAAACTGTTCAAAATGCTGATAAGAAAAATATTAAAGGAAATGACTGGGGTTCACAAACCAAGTAAAAAGTCAGTCTGGGACATGTTGGACTAAACTGCAAAGATTAGTAAGAATATTAATAATAAAACAAATTCAAAATGGCTACATTAGGAAGTAAACTTCTTGTAAAAGAGATGGAGTGGAATGCTAACATGACAGAGCAATCACACTTAGGAGCTGCCTTAATTGCTAAACCTTACAGAATGTTAGGAGAAATGGATAAGCTGTTTTCAGCTCAAAACTATTACTCTGATAACCCTATGTCTTCTTTGTTAATGGGTAATTCCAAAACAGAAGAAACTATTGGTAACACTGAATGGGAATGGGAATTAAAAGGTGCTAACACAAGACCATTGGTTGTTGTGGAAAATGTTGAAGTTTCAAGTAATTTGACTCCGGGAAAATTCAAGAAAACCTTCAAGATTAAATTAGATGAAAACTGGTATCTTCCGGGTGATGTACTTAGTCCGGGAACTTCTAACAAGAAGTATCAAGTAAGGGTACAAAATCAAGGTCAAAAACATGGTGATGGTACAGTTTATACTGTAAGAATGAACTCTGATGATCCTCAGACATTCATGCCTGTTAAATATTTGAAACCGGGACAACAATGGGGTAAATTATTCTCTCAATATGAGGAAGCTGCTGAGCAATCAGGTTCTACTGTTTTCAGTATGCCTATTGCATTCAGAAACAGAATGTCCAAGTATAGAAAAGAATACCGAATCACAGACTATGCTTCAACTGAAGTATTAGCAGTTGCTATACCTGATTCAAAAGGTAAGTACCATAACTCTTGGATGCGATATGCTGAAGTAGAGTACTGGCAACAATGGTACAGAGAAGTAGAGAGAGGGTACTGGTACTCAAGATCTGCAGATACTGTATTAGGTGCTAATGGTAGACCTGTTAGAATGGGTCCGGGGATTCAAGAACAATTGGAAGATTCTCATCAACATAGATACTCTCATTTAACTGCAAAGTTAATTGAAGAATATTTACAAGATATTTTCTATTCAAGAGTTAAACCGGGTAAAGGAAGACAGATTAAAGGCTTTACAGGAGAGTATGGTATGTTACAATTCCATAGAGCTATCCAAGATTGGCAAAATAAATCTGGCTTTATCAAAAACATTGAAGTATATACTAATAAGGTTCAGTCCACAGTACATACCAATGCTTTAGAAGCTGGTTATCAATTTGTTAAATACAATATGGCTAATGGTTCAAGTTTAGAGCTTGTACATAATCCATTGTATGATGATAGAGAGATCAACTTTGAGATTGATGAGGTAACAGGATTCCCTGTTGAATCACAAAGGATTACATTCTTAGACTTCTCAGGAGAAGCTAAAAATTCCAATGTGAAAATCATGAATAAGAAAGATGGTTTTGCATTCACTTATGTTGAAGGTATGTATGGTCCTTATGGTCCAAAAAATGGTGGTAGCTCTGCTCACGCAGGTTCTTACTATGAAATGCATGTTGAAAAATCTTGTGGATTGCATATTCACGATATCACTAAATGTGGTGAACTCATATTAAGCAGAAACTGATACAATTATTATTAAAATAAGTTCTTTACATTTTGTGATATAAAAATTTTTTTGTATCTTTGAATATGAAAAAATTAAATACACAAGAATGGATATTATTAGCAAAAGAGGTTCATGGAAATAGGTTTGACTATACCATGACCTCTTATGTTAATGCTAAGACAAAATTAATAATAATTTGTCCTGAGCATAGAGAACAAGAAATGTTACCACAACATCATATAAAAAATTATGGGTGTAGTGAATGTGGCAAAAAACAAATTAATTTATCTAGTGGTAAACAATTATCACAAGAAGATTTTATAAGTAGAGTAGGACATATTTCTAATTTAGATTTCAGTAAAACTGAGTATGTAAACAAAAGAAGTAAAGTAATAGTAACCTGTGTAAAACATGGAGATTATGAAGTTACAGCAGAAGTATTATTAAAAGGAAGTGGATGCAGAAAATGTACTCAAAGAGGAACTTGGAATTTAAAAAATACTGATCAGTTCATTGAAAAAGCTATAGAGATTCACAATAATTTATATTCTTATGAAGATGTTAATTATATAGGAGTATTTGATAAAGTTACAATTAAATGTAATAAACATGGTAATTTTATGCAAACTGCTGCCACTCATTTAAAAGGTAGTGGATGTCCAAGATGTAAAAATTCCAAAGGGGAATTATACATATATAATTATCTATTAACAGAGAAAATTATCTTTGAAACACAAAAAACCTTTACAGGATGTAAAGATACAAGACATTTAAAATTTGATTTTTATTTGTCTACTTACAATGCTTGTATTGAATTTGATGGAGAGCAACACTATAGACAAATTAAAAATCATTGGGGAGGAGAGAAAGAATTTTTAAATAGATTAAGAAGAGATGAAATAAAAACTAATTATTGTCTTCTTAATAATATTCCTCTATTAAGAATAAAATATGATAATCCTAATATACAAGAAACAATAAAAGAGTTTTTACAAAAAGTAACTATAAATTAAGTATCTTTATCAAATAATTAAAAAAGAAAAAATTATGACAATTAGTGTAGAAGTAAGACCTATTGAAGTCAAGAAATGGCACAATAAAAAAGGTCAAGAATCTTTTACCAGACCTAAAAAAATTCAGGCACTGGTAGATCCATCAACAATGAAGTATGCAACAGGACTTTCTCCTGAAGACATTAAAGAGTTACAAAAGAAAGGAGTAAACTATGATTTGTCAGANAANTACAATTCAGAANCTCCACATCCATTTTGGGATTCCAATATGGCAATCATTAAGTTAGAGAATAANACAATGTTTTTTAANTTGAATAATGCTTTAGAATTTATTAAAGTTAAAGTGATGAAAGCAAGTAAGTATGTTGCTAACTCAATGGCTGAATATGATTTAGGTATGTATCCTGAAGCAACTCATGTTATTTTTGATGAAGCAGAACAAGCATCTATTACTGCATCTAAAATTGAAGAAAATAATACTGCTATTATTGAAGCATCTAAACTTTCTTTAACAAGAAAAGTAGAGTTGATCTTAGTATTAGGAGGTAAAAATACAAAAAACCAAAGTGCAGATTTTGTAGCTGTAGAGTTGGATAAAGTGATTAAGAAAGATCCAAGTGAGTTCTTAAGACAATTGAAAATGGATAAGAAACAATTAGCTAATCATGCCCTTGTTTTAGAAGCATTGCAGAAATCAGTTTTAAGAAAAGATGGTCAAAGAATCTTTCACATGGATTCTCCATTAGGTATTGATGAAATTGAAGTTGCAGAGTACTTATCTAAAGAGGAAAATCAAGACATAAAGTTACTTATTTTATCAAAAGTAAATAGTTAATATTATGACAATTAGAGAGATGCATTATGACTTTAAGAAAAAGTTCAATAAGATAGACAGTCAAAAGAATAGGAATTTATTAGTTCCGGAGATTGATTGGACTCTTAATGAAGCTATTGACTTATACATAAAAATCATAGCTCAACCTACATTAAGAAATAAGTTGGGTTTTGAAATCTCTCAAGCTACTACTGAAGATATTGCAACTATTGTAATATCTAAGATAGTACCAGTAACAATTAATATAATGGCTCTTCCTACTGATTATAGGTACTTTGTCAGAGGAAGAGCTAAACTTACTAAAGGGAGTTGTGTTGCTCCAAGTGTTATTATTAGTATTCAAAAACATGATGATACATTTGAAGAATCAAATTTCTATAGTAGCTCTTTTGAATGGAGAGAATTAAATGCAGTATTTAACAGTGGAGGATTATTATTCTATACTGATGGTACTTTTACAGTGAATGAAGTTAATCTTACATATATCAAAAAACCAAAATATGTGCACAATGCTCAGGATTTCCAAGCAGGCTCATATAATCATCCCTCTGGAGTAGCCTTAACAGGTAGTGAGAATTGTGAACTTCCAGAACATACTCACAGAGTGATTGTTGATATAGCAGTAATGTTAGCTTCAGGTGAAATCCAAGCTTCTGATTTTCAAATCAAAGCTGGAAAATTAAGTTTTAATCAAATCGTATAATCTTAAAATTTTAAGAAAATGAGTAATCGAAATAATGATGTTTTCCAAGTTCTAGTAACTAAAGGCAATGCGGCTATTTTAGCCAAAAATGCAGCTTTAGAGACCTTGGCTGTAGGACAAATAGGAGCATTTGATGCTAAAACTAATTTGTCAATTGATGCAACTACCTCTCCAATTCCAAGAGAAGTATATTTAGCAGTAGGTGTTGATACCACTGGAGGTTCCACTCTTAATGATATTAAACAATCTGCTGGACAACTTATTCAAAAAGCAGGCTTAGTAGCTTATAGCTTTAAACCTCATACTGCAGGAAGACCTATGGTAGTTTCTGTTGGAGGATTTACAGCAACTGCTGATACTGAATATGGAATAAGAGTTGAATTTAGAAATTCAAGAATTTATAGAATTCAAGGTTTCAACCAATTTAGTAAAGCATATATGGTAACTACTCCTTGTGAGGGAACTTTAGGTGCTGCTGATGCCAATACAATTAGTAAGCTTTTTGTAGTTGCTATTAATGCTGATGAATCTGGTTTATTAGTAGCCAAATTTATTGCAAGACAAGCTGTTACAATTCTTACTCATGGTACTTCTGCTGATTATGCATTAGGAGCAGAGATGACTTTAGCTGATGTTGATGCTTTGATTCTTTTCAACAGTACTGCTGTTGCAGGAACTGAAGTATATGCTGACTTTAGCTTAACAAGTGTACCTTTGAAAATTGGTAATTTCTGTCAAGTGAATTTAGGATATCATAAATTGTTAGAAACAGTTTTAATTGTTTCTTTGATTGAAGGTTTCTCTTGTGCTGGTGCAGTTACTGTTAATCAGTATCCTGTTTATGAAGAAGGTTCTTCTAATAACATTATGCAGAAAGAGTATCATGCTTCAGGTTGGGCAGGTTCAGGACCTTACAAATTGTCTGATATTACTGGTACTGCTAAAGGAGATATTGCTTACTTTGCAGTTAAAGGAACTACNTATGATCANTTTATCATAGANTANAATCANANNTCTGAGTCAGGTTGGTTAGAATATAGTAATCCATTGAGTACTATTATAGCTACTCCGGANGCTGATACTGTAACCAGAAACTCTTTGGCTATTTTATTAGATGCAATCTTTGCTGGTGGTGCTTTTGAAGCTTTGGCTGATGATGCTGCTGCTGCTAGTGTAAACCCTGCTGTAGTTGAACCTATAGTAGCTGATGAACAATTAGATGGTATAGCATAAGATAATATCAATTAATTTTAAAGAAAACATCCTTATTTTTTATAAGGATGTTTTTTTATTTGTATATTTGATGCTTATAAATCTCTTTCTTATGATAGTAGCCTATACCTATAAAAAATACAAAGATGTTCATAGTATTCAGAATGATGAACCTTTGCTTGATATTCAATATACTGTTACTAAATTAGATTGTGATTCTGATACAATTTTAGGACAAGTAACTCTTGCTCCGGGAGAAACCAGAGAGTTAAAATTCTCTAAACAAGGAAAGTATTCAGTACTTGTAGAAGCTGTAGGATTAGGTCCAGAAAGTTTTGAAATTATCTATTATAATGACCTATTGACATCTTTTATTAATGATGTAAATATGGTAGTTTGTGGATGTAAACTTTGTAAGACAGAATTTAATTGTGATGATTATTTATCTTCTTACATAAAAGGTTTTACTTTTTTAAATGTACATACTCCACTTTATAATACTTTATTTGACACTGTTATTCAAGAATCTGTTTGTATTTTCTCTGAAGAAGTAAATTGTACTTTACTTAGAGAAAAGGTATATGGAAAATTTGTATCAGATAGTGTATTAGCTCAAGCATTAAGTTTTCATTATTTAGCTTTTTATAACAAAGATTTATCTCTAGCTATTGACATAGAAGAGAGAGCTTTTATAACTGCTAAATATAAATATGATAAAATATCTGTTTGTATTAAAAAATTAGGAATTCTTCCTATTATCTCAGGATTTATTCCTTCAATAGTAGAAGTTACAGTTCCTTTAACAAATATTTTATTTATTGACAGTACTATTCCTAATAAATTATATTCTTACTCTCCAGTTACAGAAGTTTCAGATTTATTATTACTGCCTAATGTAGCTAATTTAAGTGCTGATATTGCTCATACTGCAAATAAACTATGGATGCATGCTGGAGTTACAGTTCTAGCTGAATGGGATATCCAATTGTCTCCTTTTATTGCAACTTATAAAAGACTTATAAGTAATGTTCCTTATTCTGCAGGACTCTTTGCAATTGATGATACAACTATTTTAAGCATAGGAGGAACTGCTGTATATGAATCTGATATTAGTTTAAATACTGCTGTTAATGTAATTAAATTTTCTCTACTTGCTAATAGAAAAATCTCAGGAGATTATCTCTTAACTGCAACAGGAAAACTAATTGTATGTACTCAAACTCTTAATTTTTTGCAAACTCATATTACACAATATGATTATGCTACTGGAATAATGGAACTTGACATTGAGTTAACCAATACAATACCAGATCCTTTTGGTCTTTATCAACATAATAATAAAATATATATAGCTGATAGAAGTGGAGAGATTTATGAGATTAGTACTGCTACTCCTTATACTCTAACTTTAGTTGATACAACTCCTTATGAAATTAATGGAGCATCTCAAATAGCTGAATATGGCACTGTACATCTTATAGTTTAATAAATGAAATATGCTAGAGTTAGAGAAGATAAAAAAGGAAATAAATTGGCTTGTTAACCAAATTAAATGTTTACTTGAGAAGAAACCTGCAGCAACTGCTTGGTCTGCTGACCATACTATTACAACAGGAGGAAGATATCAACCCGGAACTTTAGTTTGGTATGATGGATGTGTTTATCAAGCTATTTTTGAGAATGCAGGTATTATTCCTACCAATGCTACTTATTGGAAAAATTTAGGTGCTGGAAATCTATTGGAAGAAACTATTACAGATTGGACAGCAGCAGCAGGAACAAGATCTTTTCTAAAAAATAAACCTACTAAGACAAGTGATTTTACCAATGATGGAGATGGAACTAGTCCTTATTTTACTGTAGATGATTTTTATCCTGATCCTCAAATTATTAAAACTTCCCAATTAATTAATGATGGAGATGATGGAGACAATCCTTTTCTTGATGCACAAAATTTAGCTGTTCATACTGAAGATATTACAGTACATTTTACTCAGGAAGAAATTAGTATTACAGAATCTCAAATTTCAGATTTTGGGGAATATGAAATAGCAGACCCCACTATTTTAAAAGACTCAGATATTGGAACTACTTTACAACCCTATGATAGTAATACTACTATTCAAGGAGTAATAACATTAGAATCACTTGGTGGTACAACAGACCATACTGAATTAAGTAATATAGGAACAAATACTCATTCTCAGATAGATACACATATTGCAGATGAAACAATACATTTTACGCAAGCAGAGATATTTATAACAGCAAGTCAAGTTTCTGATTTTGATATTGAAGTAGAAAATAATACAGCAGTTACATTAAATACAGCAAAAATTTCTGCAACAGGTAATGAGTTAGAACCTTCTGATATTGATACTCTTGCTGAATTAAATGCTATATTAACTGATGCCACATTAATAGATACTAATGATTCAAGATTAAGTGATGCAAGAAATCCTTTATACCATACTCACGTAGAAGCAGACATAACTGATTTAGATAAATATACTACTTTAGAAGTTGACACATTTTTACTAACAAAAGAAGACAAGACTAATAAAGTTATAACTTTATCTGAAACATCTACAGACATAGAGTACCCATCAGCTAAATTAGTATTTGACCAACTAAGTGTAAAACAAAGTGTTAACACAGGATTTGTAGAAGGATTAGAATTATCTATAAATGCAGACCCAACTAAATTTAATATAGCAGAAGGGTATTACATCACAACAGACTACACAGATGTATTAAATCCAATAGCTTCTATAAAATATTTCCCAGGAATAAATGGAGTAACACCTCAGTACCTAGCTACATCAAATATTAGTTATGTTGCTTTAGATATAAATGCAAATGTTGTACAAACTTCTTCTCCATTTACAAATACTAATAGGAGAAACTTAACTTTAGTTGGGGCTGCAATACATTCAAATAACATTAATATAAATGTAGTAAATGAAATAAAAGCTCCCATACTTGGAGATACAAATCAGTTGCATGATTTCATTAGAGCAATAGGAACTTTAAATTTATTTGGTAATATATATTCTCCAAATGGGGCAAATTTAAGTTTAAATAAAAGTGCTGGAGAAGTCTTTGGATTAGGTATTAATCCTCATAATATTAATGACCCACATATATTAGTTATCCCAGAACAAACAGCATTAACTTTTAGATATAGATTAAGAGAGGGGACTGAATATGCAGATAGAACAACTATAAATCCAACACAATATGATTTAAATGGAGTTTTAACTACAGTTTCAGATAATAAATTTACTATACAAAGAATAAATATATTTCAATCTGGAATTACTAGGATTCAATATGGACAAGTAGAATATGCAGATATGGCTTCTGCTAAACTTGGGGTACAAACAGACCCATTTATAACAGAACAAAATATAGTAGAAAATGCGATATTTAGATGTCACTTAATTATAAAGAAAGAAGTTACTAATTTAGCTACAGCTATAACTAATAACACTGCTTTATTTGTAATTATAGATAAATTTGGAAATGTTGTTGGGGGAGTAGGTGTAGCTTTAACTTATGCTGCTATTATAGCTGCTTTAGGTTACATCCCAGAAGATGAGGCTAATAAACAAAACAGCCTTGCAATAGATGGTACTGGTATAAAATATTCTACTGTTGATGCTGTAAGAGTACATAGTACTAGTACATCTAACCCACACTCTGTTACTAAAACTCAAGTTGGATTAGGAAATGTTGACAATATTCAGCAGATACCTATGACTTATAAAGGTACTGTTAATGGTGTAGCTGAATTAAATGAATTTGGATTTGTTAAGAATGAACAATTACCAAGTTATGTGGATGATGTATTAGAGTATGCAAATTTAGCAGCTTTTCCAGTTACTGGTGAAAGTGGTAAAATATATATTGCTATTGATACCAATAAAACATATAGATGGGGTGGAACTATATATGTAGTAATTTCTGAAACACTCACTATAAGTGAAGTAAAATCAGATACAGAAATAGCGAGTGCTATATCTTTAAAACACGCAGCAGTTACATTAGGTACTCCTAATGGACTTTCCTTATCAGTGCAACAATTATCTCTAGCTTTGGCTAGTGCATCTATTACAGGAGCATTAAGTAGTATAGATTGGAGTACTTTTAACAGTAAAGAACCTTCATTTTCAAAAAACACAGCATTCAACAAGAATTTTGGTACAATAGCTGGTACAGTAGCAGAAGGAAGTCATACTCACTTACTTACATCATTAAGTGGAACTTTAGCAATAACTAATGGAGGTACAGGGGCAACTACAGCAGCAAATGCTTTGACAAATTTAGGAGCTTATCCAGCTTCAAATCCTAGTGGTTATACCTCAAACATAGGAACAGTAACCTCTGTAGCTATGACTGTACCTACAGGCCTATCAATAGGAGGAAGTCCAATCACTTCTTCTGGTACATTAGCATTATCACTTACAGCAGGGTATTCTATTCCAACTACAGCAAATCAAACTAATTGGAATACAGCTTATGGATGGGGTGACCACTCTGGACTTTACAGCCTACTAAATCACACCCATACATTTGCATCACTTACTTCTAAGCCTACTACACTTGCTGGTTATGGGATTACTGATGCATTGTCTACATCTTCCTCTCATTATATAGGAACAACTCTAATAGCTAATAATCGAGCTAGTGCAGCTCAGACACTAACTGGAATTAGTATTGATGGAAATTCAGCTACAGCTACAAAACTAGCTAGTATTGTCACAACATTTTCAGAAATATATCCTATGGTCGTCAATGCAGGTGGAGTTATCTATAGCCATGCCAATGTAACTTTTGAAGGAGCAACTGGAAAACTTACTGCTCCAATATTTGTTGGAAGTGCTACTTTAACAGGAGTGCCTACAGCTCCTACAGCAACAGCAGGAAATAACTCAACCCAGATTGCTACAACTGCATTTGTAAATACTAAAGCTGGAAACTATCTTCCACTTGCTGGAGGAACTTTAACAGGAGCTTTGGTAGGAGAAGCTGCTTTATTTTATGGAAAAGGTACTTTTCGAAATCCATCGCCATCAGGTGCTAGTTATAGTAATTTAGCAGTTGAAATTTATAGTGCTGGTGGCGGCCCTGTTGGTATCGGATTTCATAGGGGAGGAAGTTCCCAATGCATCTTATCACACGAAGATAGTGGATTAATTGTTAGAAGTAGTACTATTGTAACAGGAGCATTGGCATCAATTGAAGCATCAATATTTAAGTCAGGAGTAGCAACAGGTACAGCTCCTTTAACAGTAGCTTCATCAACAGTTGTTACTAATCTTAATGCTGACTTATTGGATGGGCAGCACGCATCAGCTTTTCAATTAGCTTTAACAAACCCAATTACAGGCTCATTAACAACAGGATATATTCCTAAAGCAACAGGAGCAAATAGTTTGGGTAATAGTTTGATTTATGATAATGGAACTAATGTAGGAATAGGAACTTTTGGCCCAGTTTCAAAATTAGAAATTGAAGCCACTTTATCAGGACAAAATACTTTTCCTTTAACTCTTACTAATTTACTACAAGATGCAGGTACAGAAGTTTCTCTAAGATTTTCCCCAACGGGAAATAAAGATACTCGATATGCAGCAATATCGGGGATTAACAATGGAGGCAATGTAATAGCACTAAAATTTACAACAGGGTCAGGTTCTACTATTACTGAAAAGATGCGTATAACTGGAGATGGCAACGTATTAATAGGAACAACCACAGATAATACAGTAGATAAGTTACAGGTTAATGGTAGTGGGGAGTTTGCTGGAAGTATTACTGCAACTTCATTCTTAGGAAATGCTACAACAGCAACAACTTTACAAACTGCAAGGACTATAAATGGAGTGAGTTTTAATGGTTCTGCAAATATTACTATACCAGATACAAACTATTATCCTACTACATTTACTTGGACAGGAGGAACTACAGCAGGTCCTACTGGTTCTTTAACTGGTGTTGGAATGTCAGCAGTTTCTTATGCAGCTATTCCTTCTGCAAGTACATCAGCATCAGGTATAATTAATACAACTACACAATCTTTTGCAGGAGCTAAAACATTTACTAGCTCTATTTCATCTCCTGATTTTATTGGTACTTCTGATATAAGATTAAAAGAAAATATAGCTTTATTGCAGTATAAAGAAATAAAGTCTATTTATAAAACATTTAATTTTAAAAATGATAAGGAACAAAGAGTTGGGGTTATAGCACAAGAACTTGAATTAAAACATCCTGAATTTGTAAGGACTAATGATGAAGGAGTTAAGTCAGTATCATATATTGATTTACATTCAGCAGAAATAGCTTATCTTAAAGATAAAGTAGAAAGATTAGAGAAATTAATAAATAAATTAATCAAATAATGATAGCAACTACATTACCAATTAAATTATCAGATGTGTGTCTTGAATTATATGGAAGTTCTAGTACAGTAGGTAGAAGTTTAAGTCAAGCTTTTACAGATGCTACTGGAACTTTTGATACTACTTATGAAAATATAAATGGGTATAGGAATAGTTTGCAGAATTTTAGAGGTTATTCTCAAGGTCCTTATATGGCTTATATGGTAGCTACTGCAACTCAGACTTCGGATAATGGTGGTCCAGACGCTAATCAATGGGTTAATTTAAATAATGCTACTGCCAATAATAATTTATTTGCATCTTCTAATATTGCTTTAGGGTCACTTCTTAACATTACAGATGACTTATCTTTTAATAATTGTGGATTTAGTATTCCAACAGGAGCTACAATAACAGGAATTAAAGTAGATTTTAAAGCTAAAAGGTCTAGTGCATCTGTAACTGTAAGAGACGACCAATTTTTATTACGTAAAAATTATATACTTACTGGAGATAGTAAAGCTACCTCAGTTGATTGGGGAACTACATCTCAAATTAGAACGTATGGAGGAAATACTGACTTATGGGGTACGACGTGGACTCCAGCAGAAGTAAATAATATAGGTTTTGGTTTTAATGCAAGGGGTTGGAGAAATACAGGAACGGCTAATGTAACGTGTTATGTGGATTATGTAGGAATATATATTTATTACACACTTTAGATAAATAATTAAGAACCTAATAAAATAAATAAAATGGAAAGAAAAGAGATAATACAGAACTTAAAAAAGTACTTCACGATACAGGAGCTTGGAGTGCTGTTTCTAGTATTTTTGTAACAGGGACTTAATAATTGTAAATTATAAAATATGAAATATATAACAAGATTAATTGTAATTTTATTTTTATTCATTATTTCTTGTAAAAAAGAAATATTACCTAATAGTATCCCTTTTTCAACAGTTAAAGGGATTCCCATAATCACAGTGAACATCAATGGTAAACCAGCAAGATTGCTTATTGACACAGGAGCAACATCTTCTGTAATAGATTTAAGTGTAGCCAAGCAGTATGGTTTCAGAGTAGGAGATGCCTTGGATATGGATTTTCAGGGGATTGGTGGAATATCTGCTATCTACTATGCTGATAAGGCAGAGACTACTTATCAGGGAAGTCCTATGTATATAAGATACAGAGCATCTGATTTAGGTCATCTTAGGAAAAGCAAAGGTATTGTGGGTATCATTGGTACAAACTACTTAGAACAGAATAAGATGATAGTAGATTACCAGAATAAATTATTAATGATTAAAAATAAATAGTATTTT